GTTGTTGGCGTTGCTTCCCCGAATGTTTATTTTGGACGAGCTCGCATTACTCATGCCGTTGCTTATGATTCGTTGGCTTCCTTAACATACTGTTAACAGGGGAGTCAGCTGGAGTTACCCCCTAATTTAAGGATAAAATATGGCTACCTTTGCTGAATTAGTAAGCAGAACAAAGTTCAACACCGACAAAACTGGTTTTCGATTGCCGGTAAATATTCCCAAATTGTTACATGAATCAGAAAATGAGTTTATCAGACAAACATTCTGCACAATGGCACAACGAGACATTCAGCTTGAAGCTTCAACAGTTGAATTTGACGGCACGGAGACTACTATTGGTTTTGTCAAGGGATCAGGTAACACAAGAGATACCATCACTGATAGTGATAGTGGTTTTATAACAGATGGGTTTGTAGCGAATCAACAAATCGTGGTAGATGAGTCAACAAGCAATGACGGTACTTACACGATTTATAGCGTAGCAGCCGGGGTAATCACATTAACTTCAATTGGTCAATTAACCACCGAGGAAGGGATCACTGACATGACGATTGAGGCAAGTGAGATACCCCATCTGATAGCCTTACCATCTGATTTTGTAAAAGAGTTCCGCATTGAATATCGGGGCATAGTGTTGGAGCCTCTTAATATTAGCACCAGTGGTAAAATAACTAAATCAACCGGACTAATTCAGACAGGTACGCCATATTTTTATTGGATTGAGGGCACAAATATCCAAATTGTGCCCAAACCCTTACAAGAGGGTATTTTGAGGTTGTGGTATTGTTATTATAATATAGATGATACGACAACCTCTCCTATTATACCAGCTACCGAACAGTATAAAATTATAAATCATACTTTAGGCATAATCTATGAAATGGATCAAAAACATGACATCGCTGATAGATACTATATGAAATATGAAAAAGATGTAGTAAATACTCGATTAATTTATGCACAACGCCGACATAAACAAACCCGTATTTCAGATGTCATGGGAGGAAAGCTTTAAGGCATAGAAAGTTGGATCGCAATTGTGGAGGCAGGTTAAATATGTTTCCAATTTCTATAAGTTACAATTTTACCGGGTTATAAACAGTAATTACTTCAAAGTAATATAAATATAATAAATTAAACAATAAAAAGCAAGAAAATAATTTAATTTATGAGGTTTTAAAAATGGACATCACACTATACAAACGAATTGACGAAGTTAACAAAAATATGCAGAATTTAGAAAAAACTCAAAATCATAAGCTGGGCGAAATCCAAAAATTGTTGGAAAAACTCTTGAATTACATGGAATTAATTCCGAAGATGTACCCAACAACAGCTAAAATACCCGTATTAGAAACCAAAAAATCAACAAATAAAGGAAAATAATATGAGAAGTATAAAATCAATTCTCATCCTGTTATTTATTTCGAGTGTAGCTTTCGCCCAATATCAAAATGTAATTGATTATGGGCCGGTTCATGCCAGAAAATTAACTATTACTGTATTGGTTACCAGCGGCAGTGCTTCTGTGGTTGATAAAGATTCTATCTGGATACAGTTTCCTGACCGGTTTGATTTTAACAGAGGTTGGGAAATAGATACTTTGGCTGCGGAAACGTTAGTGGCTGCCGGATTTGATACTTTACGGCGTGGTCTTTGGTCGGGATTTGGTGAAATAGATATTAAATTCATCAATACTGATTTAGCCGCTGATTCATTACAAATAAAATGTTATTCTGTCAATTCACACGCAGAAGTAAGTACGAATGATTATGTTTATTTGTCATTTGATACACCACCGGGCTGTGTTACTTCAGCTAATTCATTAGACTGGACAGATGGTTTGACTTATCGTGCATCTATTACCGGCGCTTTTGGTTATGGGACACAAGGATTGTTGTTTGAAATAAACGGATGTGATGCAACGTCAAGCCACGAAGGACTATTACGATTTGACATTTATCTAAAATGATAGAACTAAAAGAAATCACTGGTGTTTTTACTAATGCTGATCAAGAAGACCCGAAAAGTAATCTTGCCACAGTTTTACAGAATTATCGTCCAGTTAATGGATTGTTACGGAAAACTTTCGGGCTGGGAGAATTAATACCAGTAACAGTAGGATCGTCAATTATCAATTTGACTACTTACTTTAATCAGCATCTGACGGCAGGATCAGGCAAAGGTTCGGGAACTGGCTATGTCATTATTGCTATCGCAATAGATGCTACAACTTGTGCCGTTACCTTGAAGTACTGGACTGGTACGGCATGGGAATCTATTGGGACTTTGGCGTCTGTAGAGGGTTCTTTTTATCATGTTTATAGTAAAAACCCAATAATCCAGAAAAACGAAATACTACGGATATTACCTGGTGCTGGTGGGTTGGTAGGCAGTGGTTCGAATGAAGCAATTGGTATCTGGATGGGGTGGATAGAAAGAAGTTATTTTGATGATACTTATGAACCAGGCCCAGATTATTCAGAAGGCCTTTTTTTATATCCAATCACTTTGACCTCACCCAATATTGCAGTTGATGGATTGAATGCGGTGGTTACTATAGTTTCTGGTGGAACGTGGATGGCAGCCGATAATATTAAATGGTACAAATTAAGCTATCTTTATGATGGAGAAAATGAATCTTTATTATCAGATGAAATAAGAGCAATCTATACTGATAATACTTATTTACAATTAGTGTTGGATTTTGATATGTCTGATTTCAATAAACGGATTACTGGAGTAAATGTTTATCGTTCAGATGTAGGCAATATTGGAGATGTAAGTAATGAAATAGATGGTTCTTATGAACTCATTCATTCGATAGATTTGACCCGTGATACAGATTTATTAATAAAATATAATGGAACGGATGCAGTTTCAGGAAAATATCAGATTTACATTCCAGATATACCAACAATTGACTTAGATCCTTTTTATTATTATATTAGATTAGCAGGATCAGATAATGATTGGTATCAAATATATCCTCCTTATTCTTCTACGCGTAAAGTATTTGAAGTAAGCAAGAAAATGACTTTTGGTGGTTCGCCTTTAGCGGACTATGTTGATGAAGACTATAATAATGTTGCCTGGCAATTTCGGTCAGGTAATGTTGATGGTGATCCAAGTTCAGCAACTCTGCGGCACGAGGGATCGTCTGCTGCGTATGCTGGCGATTTATTTGCATTTATAGATAGAGATGGTGATAAGTCATATACCAGTGGTGCATTGGTTGGGTCTCTTTTTAAATTAGGAACTTCACCATCTTATATAAGAGTTATATCAGCAAATGATAAAAAATATGTTCGTTATCCAGTAACAATTTCCGAGTTTACGAATATGCAATGGGCATGGGAAATAATTACTGTTGTTAATGGTCTGTACTATTTTGTTGAAAGTGGTTTACATAGATATTTATACTTTTTTGATAGCGAACTAACTACTGGGGCAACTTATTCTATTTTAAATGAACCCTCTATTAAAGTCAATGGAGAGTTTGCCATAATACACTTTGGGAAATTGTGGCAGGGGAATCTCATCTTAGATCCCGGCGGGAAGAATGAAGCCCATCCCGATTGGATAAGTGATTCAGAGTTAGACCAGTTAGACGTAAATCCGGTTTCCAACGTAACAAAAATCACTGATGACACTGGCTACGAGATTACAGGATTAGCTACCAGCTTTGGTTCTTTGATAATACTCAAACGAAGTTCGATTCACAAACTGCAAGTACCCGATATAACTAACTCCAGTTCGAGGCGTTTATTGGAAAGTTCTTTCAATCGTGGCAATGTGGCAAAAAAAGGATTTATTCAAGTAGGGCAAATAATCTACTTTTGCGCTACTGATGGTATTTATGGATTAGATGTGAATTTTGAAGCAGCCGCAGACGAGACACCATTAATCTATAACAGAATCAGCGAAGCGATAAACGACATCTATCTTGCCATCAGCGACAAGACTGCAATTAAGGTTGGATATGACAGAATCTACACTGAAATTATTTACAGATTTACCAGCACCTCAATATGGGCGTTCAACATTACAACAAAAAACTGGCGTGAAATAGACACAGCAAAAACTTGTGATGTGATTGCTTATGATAACAACAACAACTTGATGATATTCAATGAATCTGACGACAAGATATATTCAATAACAGAAGAAGAGGCGGTAGGAAGTTGTGTAGCGACTAAATTCTTTAATATTACAGGCGATACAGGTGGACGTACTGGTCTCATCAGAAGCGTTTCAATTCGGTACAAATCAGCGGTTGCGTTAACGGTCAAATGTTATCTAAATGGCAGTTCATCATCGACAACCATTGAAACATTGGCGATTAGCAGCGGTATTGTAACCACGAAGATAGCGCTGCGATTACGCTGCCATTCCTTTAAGATCGAAATTGTAGACACAACTGCCACAATTAACGAAACAGAAATTTACAATATTAAACTAGAGGTAAACTAACATGGCAGGTGAGATTACTACATCGATGCTCGACGAGCTGGGCATTAGATTAGAAGATGCGGATGAGGTAAATTTTACTCAAGTCTTCAAATTAGAGGCTTTGAACAAAGCACAACTGCAATTAACTCAAATGCTACATAACGCTTATCTGACAGAGTTAGAGGTTGAGCAAAGCGCCATTGATTGGAGTGGGATCGCTACCTCTGGATATGCAACATCGGGGTTAACTTATGCGCCTGTCATGCGAGGATCACAGGGGATATTAAAAGTAAGCGTTCAAATAGGCGGATCGGGTTCTTATATTTATGCTACCAGATTAGACTTGCAGAAGATCAAGCGAGTCGAGAATACTTATTTAGTTGGGAGTAACGACAATCCTTTGTATTATGTGTTTTCTAATGTTATTTATGTTTCAGTTACTTCTCCCTATACTTTATTAAAAGGGCGGGTGCTTTATTTAAGACTTCCAACAACCATGACTATCAGCTTTGATCCTGTTCTTAATAGTTCATTGCACCCATTAATAGTAAGTTTAGCTGAAGGTACTGCGTGGGCTATGGACAATAAATTAGATCGGCGCAATGCGGCATTAACAACGGCTTTTAATGAGATCAAGATGTTAAATGAAAAATATACCCCTGTCGAAGGGATTGGTACAAAAGGCAGAAATATTTAGGAGTTAAAATGGCGGCTGGAGATATAAGTACGAGCATGCTTGCCGAATTAGGTCTTCGATTGGAAGATGCAGCGGCGACAGTTTTCACAACTGCTTTAAAGTTGGTTATGCTAA